AAGCCTCCGGTAGCCGACCTTGGCAAAGAGTTTGAAAAGACCGGGGACAAGGGCAAGCAAGCATTCGACGGCACATCGCAATCCGCATCGCGCGCCGCATCCGAGATCCAGGCCACCGGCGAAGCCGCGCAGCAATCGGCGACGATGGCCGCGGAAGGAACGGCTTCGCTTTCTGGCGTGGTCGCCGCGTTGTTCTCGAAATACTCGGCATTGTCCGAGGCGGCGGGCAAGTTCTTTGCCGAATCGCTGAAAAATGCGAACTTCGGATCTTCCTCGTTCGAGTCTTACGGCAAAGCGATCGAGGCTGCGGACCGCGCGACACAGCAGGCATACGACAACCAGATTGCCGGTTCGCAGGCGCTGATTGCGCGGCTCAAGGAGTTCGCCCAGGCCGGCACGCTGGCCGGCGCATCGGCCGCAGATGCTTTCCAGTATTCGGAATCGTCGCTGACTTCGCTGCTATCTGCGGTCGAAGAAGGCCGATCCGGATTCGAGCTTCTTGACCGACAGTCGTTGTCCAACCTGCAGTCGGCCATCGATGCCGCGCGCAACAAGACCCGTCAACTCGCGGATGAGGCGGCGGCCGCGGCCGACCAGCTGAACGCGCTTGGCGATCAGCTTGAAGAGCAGGCGCTTCGTGATGCCGGAAACGAGGAAGAGATCGCGCGCCGCGCCTATGACGCACGGCTGAAACAGATCGAGGACCTCGCTGCGAAGTCCGGCCAGGCCGGGATGCAGGCGGCAGAGCGTGCGCGTGCGCTGGCTCAGGATGAATACAACCGAAAGCTCGCGCAGATCGAGGCTGAAAAGCAGGCGGAAATTCGAGCCGCGCGAGAGTCGGCCGATGCGCGCATCGCCGAGAACGCGCGCGTATTCAACAACGATCCGTCGCGAACAAGTGCTTCTGGCGCACGCGGCGGCGGCGCGATCAGTACCGCGCCGATCGATGCCCGTTCCAACAGCGGACTGAATGCCACCCGCGACGGAGACTCGATATCCATCAACATGAATTTCGACAAGGGCGCCGACATCTTCCAAAGCCGAGCGGTTAAGGAAGAGGTCGCGCGCATCGTCGCCAAAGAACTCGAACGACTTGCGAGGCGCAAACGATGAAATACCTGTTCCCGGCGAACAATCTGCTGACTGCCGCGACCGGGTATGTGCCACTTGCCGAGTCCATCAACGTGCGCACATCGGCCACGAAGACTGGCGGCGGCATGGTGTCGCTGATCGGCGGCGCCACCGAAGACGCCACATACGATATCGAGATCGTCAACAACACCATCGTCGGCACGCCCACGGTCAGCACGCCCGTGTTCACCGGCGTCGGCAACCCGGTCATGTCAGCGCTCGCGGCAAGCTCTGGCGTCGCCGCCCAGGTGTTCACGGCTACCTTGGTCGACCTCGGCACCGACACCACGTTCGCGTTCCTGCCGTTCCAGGGCGTTACGCTTCAGGCCAAGTCTTCCGGGTCCGGCGGCAACAACATCACGGTCGATGTCGATGAATCGGGCATTACCCGCACCGGCACCGACTATGCGCTGATCGAGCCGCTCGTGAAGGCACAGAACGAATACGTGGGCGACCAGTGGAATTTCGGTGCCGTGGTGCTGAATTCCGACGGCACCATTCCGAGCGCCGCGCCGCGCATCAGCTTCGGCGATGACCCGCAGGTGTACCGCCAGTACAAGGAATTCTCGGACGGCCGCTACGTGTACCGGTTCAGCCCGGCCCCGGTGCGCGATGTGCAAGAAGGCGCGCGCGTGAAGACCGTCGCCGGCTCACGCACGGTCACCATGACTGACGGCATGAGCACGCGCACCTATACCAGCGTGACCACGCTTTACAGCCTGCTGAACGCGATACTGAGCGACGGAAGCGCACTTGTCGACGTGGTCGAGCCGGTCACCGTCAACCTGGCGCCGGGCGGCATGGGCATGGTCGAAATGTCCGTGCGCACGGTCAGCTATGTGCAGTCGATCACCCGCGACGGCACCGTGTTCGTGCGCAATGCCGACCTGCCGTTCACCGTTTCCGACGATGCGCCGACAGAGATACTGACGATCACCTGCAGCGCCGCGGACTACATCGGTTCCGAGGTGTGGGAGGTACGCGGGTCGGTCTCTGGCGAGTTGGCTGATGCCGTCACGGCCGTGGCCTACGACGGCACCGACTACGACTTCACCATCCCGCAATTGCTGCCTCCGTCGAGCGAGCCGGCCGCCGCCGAAAAGTCGGCCGTGTTCGAACTTCTTGATCGGGCCGACGGCGAAGGCGCGCCGGTGCTGTGTGTCGAAAACTTCGTGCTTGGCGCCGACGCGCGCAATCGCACCTACACCTATATCTGGCGTGCTCGTCCGCCGGAATGCAATTGCGACGATGTCGACATTGATGGCGGACCCGACGGCGAAATTCTTGGAACGGAGGAACCTTACGTGGGCGAGTTGATCCCCGCGGCTCTGCAAACGAGGGTGCAGAACCTGTATAGCTGGCGCAACACGTTTGTCGCCAGCCAAGCCTCGATTCTCGCCGGGACGACGGCCGTGACCGGGGACACGCGAATCGCGTCCGCCGGCGACGTGCTGACCGGTTCCGACGACACGACCACGCCAGGCCTTGGCGACGCCGTGAACCTGTTCCAGCGCGTTGGTGCCGTGGTCAAGGTCGATCGCATCGACATCGAAGCGGCGAATGCCATGGTGGCGTTGCTGCATTCGACGCTGGTCGATATCTACGAGACCAACAGCAACACGATGCCGACAGCGGCCGGCACGGCATGGGACACGGCGTTGACCGACCTCGGAACCGACTTCAGCGCAATTTCCACGCTGACCGGTTCCAACTTCTGGCGCTCGTGGGCCGCAAAGGTCGCGAACGGCGGCATGGCGACCGACATCGATGTCTCGGCTGGCATCGAGGCTTCATTTTCGGAAGCACTGCTGACCAACGACTTCGACGGCTACAAGGAAAAGTGGCTGGCGCGGATGGATTACATCCGCACGCTGGGCGGGGTATCGCCGGATTTTGATGGGGCCACACGTCGAGGGAACAACGTGTGGCAGGACCAAGGGGGGACGGCATGGTTCGAGAGTCAGGATGGGCTCTTGCCGATTCAGCCCGGCTTCTACTATCACAGCTGTCGCTTGGGTGAAGATGACGAACCCGTCAGCACCCGCGAATTCGGCATCGGCGTCGGCGTGGGTTGCGCTGATGCGCTGAAGTATGGCGACAAGCTGATCATCACGATCAGCCCTGTTGGAAACCTGCGCGTCACCTACCAGGTGGGCGACCAGTTCCGCGTCGCCATCATCAACGGCGCGCCGGCCCAGCTCGGCGGCGGACGCACCGGCACCGACACGCAGACGTGGCGCGTGCGCGGGTCGGTGCTCGGCGGGCTGACCGACTACAGCCTCTACAAGCCGAGCCCGGGCACGTACAGTGCCAGCGGCATCACCTTCAAAATCACGCCGGGCGGCATTGACGATGCGCTCGGGGATGAGTTCGAATGGTACGTCGAGGGCGGGCAGTTCCGGTATCGGAAGAACGGCGGCGTCTGGTCCAGCAACACACAGATCACGACCGCCGCCATCACGATCGATTCTGCCAACGGCGCCGCTGTCGGCGTCCAGTTCACCACCGGCGCGGCGCCCAGCTTCGTCGTCGGCGACAGCTACAGTTTCAGGGCAACGGCGCTGCACACCATCGAGCGGATGTGCAGCCCTGTTCACGGCGGTACGTTCAGCAACAACGGCAGCGGAGAGCTTCTGATCGCTGATGACTTGCATATGGCGGACCCGACCGCGACTGTCGGAGGCGTCTACGAAACCATGCTGTTCGTCCGCGCAACGATCGAGTGCTTCGTAATCGTCACACCGAAAGAAAACGTGTACAGCTACCCTGCGCAGGCATATGCATGCTCTCCGGGCGACAACGTCTTCAGCATCACCGAGGACATCCGTGGCTTCGATATCACGCATCTGGAAATCGCAGTTGGCAACGACGGCGGCGACTACACGCCGGTGACGATGCTCTGGCTCGGCCATCCCACCGAACTGGCCATGCCGAACGACATCGCCGACCCGGGCATCACCCGCAAGCGCATCAAGCTCGGCAACCGCTCGCGCGCCGTCGCGCGGCTTGGCGCCAATATCCAGCACAGCGCAGTGGCCGAATCGAGCTTCGATGACTTCGTCGATCTGCTGAACGACGCCGCCGTAAACCATGACGGCCGCTTCGCCGTGGTCTGGCCCGCCGGCTCACCGGCGGAATGCGGCATCGCCCGGTTCACGGGCGACGAACTCGAGATCGAGGACGAGCTCGACTACCAGCCCGCGGACAGCGCCGATCGATTGCTCAAGTTCACGCTGCCGCTGGAGGCTGTGGCGTGATCGACCGCGTCGTGATCCATGCCGACACAACCTGGTCGGTGGGCGAGGTGGACGCCACACTTCGCGGAGAGGTCTCGGCCGAATCCCTGCGCAGCGACGCGCGCACCGGAAGTGAGCCGGATAGCATCGCTGTCGAGCTACCGATCACGGTTTCAGCTCACTTCAATCCGCCGCCGCTCGGCCGACAGTGCGACGTGATCCAAGGTGGCGAAACGCTGGTCAGCGGCACCATCACCGAAATCGCGATTGCCGGCGTCGTGCGCCTGACGGTGGACCTGTGACCGCATCGATGCAGTCCGACCTGCCGCTACGCACCTCGGCGGTGTGGGGGCAATTCGGCGAAGTGGCTGTGATCCCGCACCGGTACGGCCGCGTCCGCGGCAGCGCACTGCGATACGACAATACCGGCCGCCGCTACGTCTGGGCCGACCACGCCAGCGAGCGCATCACCGAGGTCTATGTCGATGGCCAGCGCACGAGCGGCTGGGCATGGCGCAACGCGCAGGATGTGACAGGCCACGCCGTGACCATGATCGAGCTGACCACGCCGACCAATGGCGAAGTCGAGGCGGTTGGATTCGGCAAGGTCGATGCCACCAATGGCGCGTTGCTGACCAACCCCGGACAGATCATCGCAGACATCATGGTCAACATCGCCGGCCGTTCAGCGCCAGACACGACATGGCTGACGTTCGAGGCCTCGAGGCTCGGCATCATCTGCGCCGGCCAGATCGACGACACCATCACCCTGCAATCGGCCATCGGCGATGTGTGCGAGTCCATCGGGGCGCTGTATTCGCCTCGCGGCAGGACCTTCGCACGCATCTATCCTGGCGGGCTGTTCGATACGGATCGCGCGCTCGGCACGGCAGCCATCTACGAATCAGGCTGGACCATCGGCCTTGATCGCGTGACTTCGGCCGAAACGTCGCGCGATCGTATCGTCAATGCCGTCACCGTTCGCTTCGACTTCCGCGACGACACCGCCAGCCAGACCATCGAACTGGACTGCCCGGACAGCATCGCGCGGTTCGGCCGCCACGAGCGCAGCATCGATGCACGCTGGATCGCAGACGCCAACGTCGCCAATGCCGTCGCCGCGCGCTTGCTCGCCTGGTATTCGGAACCATCGTGGCTGTACGCCGCGGACTCCATACCGCACGACATCCGTACTCTGTCGGTTGTGCATTGGTCAGGCGCCACCGATCTGCCGGCACCCGGCACCGCCATCGTGCTGGCCAGCCGATACGATCCCATCGACCGCGAGAGCAGCATCGAGTTCGAGCGCCTGACGGAAACCGGCGCAGAGATCCGACTTGTGCGTCAGGGCAGCACGATCGAACCGCAGCAACTGACGCAGGCAACCGTGCAGACCAGCGGCGATCAGCGGCGCATCAAGCTGGTGACCACCACCGGCGAGCCCATGGCCAACGTCACCGTCGTTCTCGACGGCACCATCACGCGCCAGTCCGACGCCGGCGGCTTCGTCGTGTTCCCGCTGCATGCTACGCCGCCAGGCATCCACACCCTGACCATCACCGATCAGGACGGCAACACCACCACGATGCAGCTGCTGATCCAATGACCCGACCGAAACCGAAGAAGCCGCCGATGTCCTCCCGCGCCCTGGCCGCGCTCGCCGCGGCGAAACGGCTGATGACCGCCGGGTGCATCGGGTGTCGGTTGATCAAGAAGCTACGCGCAAAGGGCTGAAAATTGCGGACCCGTTCCGGGCCGCTGAATTCCGGTGTTATGCCTTGCTTCGCAGTAATGCGCGATTGCCGCTACCGCTTTGTCAAAAGTAATCCACAAATCCCAGCACGCGGCCCAAATTGCGCGTTCAAGCTCGGCTGCTTCATGCGGGTCGGTCAACGGTGGGCCGTACTGAGACCGATCAATCATCCGGCTTCTCCGTCTGCAATTTCATCCGGAAGAATCTCACGCAGGCGCAATTCAGACGAGGCGAATCGATAACTCCGGCGCGATTTGGTCGAAAATGCGCGCGCTGCAAAGCTGAATCCAGCGGATTCCTCACGCAAATAGCCTGTTTCAGGCAGCACCCTGCACCTCAAAGGCGGGAAGGCCGCGAAAAACTACCGCCGCATCTCGATCGACGTCGGCTACATCGACGAGGCAGATGCCTTTGACCGCGACGTGGAAAAGGAAGGCGACCCCTACACGCTCGCCGCCAAGCGTGTCGAAGGATCAACATTCCCGAAGATGGTCGTCGGCGGCACCCCTAAATCCAAAGGGTTCAGCCTGATCGAAGACCGCACCCTGCTGGCCGACGAGCGCTTCCGCTTCTACATCCCGTGCCCCCATTGCGAAAAACTGCACTTGATCACCTGGGGTGGCAAGGACGAACCGCATGGATTCAAATGGCGTCTGAACGAAGAAGGAGAGCCCGACCCGGACAGCGTTCGCCACCTCTGTCCGCATTGCGCCAGTTTGATCACGCAAGGCGAATACCTCTCCGTCTGGAAGCGCGGAATATTTGCCAACGAAGACCGCAGCATCTTTCTCGATGGCGACGGCGTTTTCAAGGACGCCGCCGAGAACATCCTTCCGGCACCGCGACACATCGCCTTTCTCGGCGTGTGGACCGCCTACAGTCCGGCCGCCAGCTGGCAGCAAATCCTCCGCGACTTCTGGGCAGCGCACAAAAAGAAGCAGGCCGGCGACAACGGACTGATGAAAGCCTTTGTCAACACCACCAAGGGCGAGCCGTGGGAAGAATCCCTCGAAAAAACTGACGCCGACGACATCAAGGCGCGCGCAGAACCCTACGCCCTGGGCACTGTCCCGATGGGCTGCGTCCTGCTGCTGTGCGCCGTCGATACGCAAGACAACCGCCTCGAAGCCACCGTGCGCGGCTATGGTCGTGGCTGCCAGACCTGGACCATAGCCCACAAAATCTACTACGGAAGCCCCGGAGAAGATGCGGTATGGAACGACCTTGAAGAACTCCTCTTTGACACCGAATTTCAGCACTCCAGCGGAAAAACCTTGCGCATCTTTGCGACATCCATTGACACCGGCGGTCACTTCACACAAGCCGTCTACGATTTCGCCTTTCGCCACTTCCATCGCAACGTCTTTGCCCTTCGCGGATCTCCAGGCCGTGAGAAGCACATCAAAAATGGCGTTCAAAAAGTGGACATCGACTGGCGCGGCCGCATCAAGAAACGCGGCTTGCTCCTTTGGCACGTCGGAACAAACCTTGCCAAAGACCTCCTGCACAGCCGTCTGCAACTCACGCGCTACGGACCCGGTTACATGCACTTCTCCGACGAACTCACCGACGAATGGTTCAAGCAGATCGCCGGAGAAGCCCGCGCCGAACGCCAGGGAACGGGCGCCAGCGAAACCCGATGGATACCCCTTCGCAAGCGCGTTGAAGCCTGGGACTGCGCCGTTTACATCGTGTGGCTTGAAACGCATTTCGAACTTGCCAAAAAGCCAGCCAAGTTCTGGACCGTTCTTGAAGAAAAAGTGCAACCCGCAATACTCGATCTGTTTTCGGCGCCGCAAGAAACAGAAAGCAAAGCGCCGGAATTACAAAAAGCCGTACCAGCCAACGCCAACCCCGCGGCATCCCCCGCCCCGCCACAGAAAAAACGCCCCGCGCCACCGCGCCGCATCGCCCCCACCATTGGATGGTAGCCCATGGATTTTCTCTCGTTCGCCCTCGATCTCGTCGCCGCCGAAATGAAACTGCCGCGCGAACACCTGCGGCCGCTGGAGCGCAAGATCAGGCAGGAGCAGGGCGGCGATCGGCACTACATCGTCAGCGTCGCCGCAATGAACTGCCAGGAGCGCCATGCCGCCATCCGCGCCGCCCGTGCTGCCGGGCTTTCCGCGGCCGAAGTCGCTGA